TTCAGACGGCATCCGCTTCACAGATGCTTATGCTGATTGAATATGCAACCTTCAATATGCAGTCTGTCATTGGTAACGGTGCAGTTTCAAAGACTGATGACGGTAAAACATCCATGACAGAAAATACAGGTGCAACAATCACCCTTGGTAATGCATCAGGTTCAGTTGTCAACGCTAACGGTATTCAGATTGTGTCATATCGTGGTGAAGAAAACTTTTGGGGCAACATTTGGTGGTGGATTGATGGAATCAATCACTATGCAAACGCAACCACAGGTGAGTGTGAAACCTATGTTGCAGATCATGGTTTTGCTGATGACATTAAGGCAGCACCTTATGAAGATACGGGAATGACAGCAAAGTATGGAAACGGTTATATTTCCGCTTTCTGCTATTCAGAAGATTTTGATTGGTTGTTCTTACCGGGTGAGTTCAACGGAAACACTGCACTTCCTGTTGGTGATTACTGTTGGAATCAGAACGGTACTGGTTGGCGTGTCGCTATATTGGGTGCTCGTTGGGGTCATGGCTTGTATGCCGGTGCTTTCTATTGGTATCTGAATTATGCTTCTTCTGATCGTAGTCGGAGTATCGGCGGTCGGTTGGTGTATCGAAAAAAGGTAGCAGCATAACAGGCAACCAGTAATTCACACAATTTTAGGTAATCAGGATGCTAAAGATGACGATTTTCAAGCAGAAAGACAATAAAAAGACAAAAAACCAATGTCACTAAATTAGGTGCTAATTGGAATAATGGCTTGAATACCAGTGCTTTCTATTGGAATCTGAATAATGCTTCTTCTAATCGTAATCGGAATATCAGCAGTCAGTTAGTAAATGCACAAATATCACTTGAAACACCCCGTCATTTCTGACGGGGTGTTCTTATAAATCAATGTACTGAAAACTGATTACCGTGCCACTTGGCAAAACATCAAAATACATGGGCTGTATTAGTAGACCGTCACCTGACGGGTTGAAAGTTCGGTTCAGTGCATACAGAAGGGAACAGACAAGCGTGAAACGGTATGGCAATCTTTATGAAAAAATCTGTTCAATGGATAACCTGTATCTTGCGTTTCAACACGCAAAGAAAGGCAAAGGATGGTACAAGGAAGTTCAGCAGATTGAGAAAAGACCATACTACTATTTGGCGGGTCTGCAATGGATGCTTCAAAACCATTTATACAAAACTTCGGAATATGCCACTTTTACGAAAAAGGACGGCAAGAAGGAACGGGAAATATACAAACTTCCATTCTTCCCTGACAGAATTGCACAATGGGCGGTTTTACAGGTGATTGAACCGCAGTTATTAGCGTATTTCACTGATGATACATATTCAGCAATACCAAACAAGGGTATTCATGCAGCATACAAGAAGTTACGGTTGGCGGTTGATACCGTGCCGGAAGAAATGACCTATTGTTTGAAAATAGACTGCAAGAAATTTTACCCTTCCATTGACCACGAAACACTAAAACAGAAGTTCAGACGGAAGTACAAAGACCCTGAACTGCTTGAACTGATTGATGAAGTAATTGATTCAATCAGCACTTGTCCGGCAACGGATGAAAACATTGAATTTTATCGGTCTTGTGGTAATGAAATCAAGATAGTGAAGGTAAACGGCAAGGACTTCATTGAAGGTGTCGGTATTCCAATAGGGAATTACTTTTCACAGTATGATGGCAATTTCTTCCTATCAGGTTTTGACCACTGGATAAAAGAAGTTAAGCGGGTAAAGCACTATTACCGTTATATGGATGATATTTGTATTTTTGCAAGAACCAAAGAAGAACTGCATCAGTTACTTGCAGAAATCAATGAATATTTCATACAGAATTTGAAATTAAGAATAAAAGGCAACTATCAGATATTCCCTTCGTTCATCCGGGGTATTGATTTTGTAGGGTACAGGATTTTCTTGAAAGATACCCTTCTTAGAAAATCCACCTGTCAGGAATTTGAACGGAAAATGACCGCAATCAGGAAGAAGATTGAAAGCGGTCAGGAAATGAACTATTCAGAATGGTGTGCAATCAATTCCTATAAGGGTTGGTTGAAATATTGTGATAGCAGCCGATTGTCTGAAAAATATATTGAACCAATTCAGCCTTATGCTGATAGGTACTATAAAGATCATATCAAGAAAGGTGGTAAAAAGCATGAAAAAGTACGGAAAAGTACGCAGTACAAAGCAGCCTGAACAGAAGGTCATTGATGACTATTCAGTTTGGATTGCAGAGAACATCACCCCGGTCACAGAAGCCGGGACAGATGAACAGCCGGGGTTCACTGGTTATGAATATGACCTGACCCAGTACACCAAGGATGAATACATCAAAATGATTGATGACAGGAACGCATCTTTGGAAGATCAGATGACACAGGCACAGGAAGCCATGTGTGAAATCTATGAAATGATGGCATAAGGAAGGGGTGAGAATATGGCAAACATTTATGCAGCACTTATCATCAAGGGTAAGAAGTCAATCAATGATGTTCCTGACAAGATCAGGGATGAAGTCAAACAGGTGCTTATTGATGAAGGACACCCGGAACTGGCAGAAGGTGGTAACTGATGTTGTTTCAGTTCATCATAAAAATTTTATTCAGAAAGGATGTGGAATCTATGGCAGTGATCTATGCAACCCTTATCATTAAGGGCAAGAAAACCTTTGCTGATGTACCTGAGAAAATCAAGGACAAAGTGAAGGAAGTTCTGATTGACCTTGATTGCCCTGAATTAGCAGAGTAATCAACAGACAAGGAAATTATCACAGGAACAAAAACAACCGCTATATGACACTTATATGAGGTCACAAGCGGTTGTTTTTATGTTCAGAAAGGACAGAGAAAATGAAACAGACTATTTGCAGTGTATTAGGTGTGATTGGTTCAGCAATCGCATCTTTTTTTGGTGGTTGGGATGCGGGACTTACAACCCTTCTGATCTTCATGGGTCTTGATTATATTTCAGGACTGATTGTTGCGGGGGTGTTCAAGAACAGTCCCAAGACAGACACAGGTTCACTTGAAAGTAAGGCGGGGTGGAAAGGTCTTTGCAGAAAGTGCATGACCCTGATCTTTGTACTGGTTGCGTACCGCCTTGATTTGGTCATTGGCACAAATTACATCAGGGATGCAGTAATTATTGCGTTCATTGCCAATGAAACAATTTCCCTTGTGGAAAATGCGGGTCTTATGGGTTTACCACTCCCGGCAGTTATCACCAAGGCTATTGATATTTTACAGAAAAAGACAGAAAGTGAGGGTAAATAATATGATGAAGGGTATGGATATTTCAAAGTGGCAAGGTGCAGTTGACTTTGCCAAGGTTGCAGCAAGTGGGATTCAGTTTGCAATCCTTCGTGAAGGTTATCGTCAGGCAGTAGATGGCAAGTTCTTTGAATATGTCAACGGATGCCGTGCCAATAACATTCCCGTCAAAGGTGTATATCATTTCAGTTATGCACTCAACGCAGATCAGGCAAGGAATGAAGCAGCATTTTGTATTGCACAGGTTGAGAAAGCCGGACTTGGCAAGGACACAGTGATTTTCTATGATTTTGAATATGACACTGTAAAACAGGCAAAGGAAAAGGGTGTCAACCTTGGTAAGAATGAATGTGTTGCTTTCACAAAGGCATTTTGTGAGTATGTAACCAGTCACGGGTACAAGGCGGGTATTTATTCCAATATTGACTACCACAAGAATATGTATACTGATGAACTGATTTCACAGTATATTTACTGGTTGGCTGATTATACTGGTGATCCTGATTATCCTTGTATGTTCCATCAGTACACAAGCAAGGGTTCTGTTGATGGCATTGCCGGAAATGTAGACCTTGATTATTTCTATGGTGATACTGCACAGCCTGAATCACCTAAGAAGTCGGTGGATGAAGTCGCACAGGATGTTGTCAATGGCAAGTACGGCAATGGTGCTGATCGTAAAGCAGCACTTGAAGCAGCCGGGTACAACTATGATGAGGTTCAGGCAAAGGTCAATGAGATTTTAGGGGTAGACACTACACCAAAGAAATCTGTTGATGAAATTGCACAGGAAGTCATCAATGGTGCTTGGGGCAACGGTCAGGACAGAAAGAACCGCATTGAACAAGCGGGTTATGATTACACCGCAGTTCAGAACAAGGTCAATGAACTTTGCGGAACACCTACGAAATCCATTGATGAAATTGCAAGGGCAGTCATCCGTGGTGAGTATGGAAACGGTGCTGATCGTAAAAACAGAATCACCGCAGAAGGTTATGATTATGCAGCAGTACAGGCAAGGGTCAATGACCTGATGTAATCTGTTACTAATTTGTTACTAAATAGCGGGATTTTGTGAGATTTGCGGAGATATTCAAAACTGAACTTTTCAGCAAATACGGGCAAAAAGCGGGGTGTTATATCAATGAAATTTATGATATAATACATTTTTTAAGACGGGAAATGCTTGATTTTACGGCATTTCCCGTCTTTTTTGTTTCTAATTTGTTACTGGTTCAGCGTAAAAAATATTATTTTAACAGGGCAATGGTTTCCCGTAACTGTTCAATAGTCTTGTGATTATACACCCTGTTTCCCACATCTTTTGACTTATGACCCATCAGCATATCAATACATTTTCTGTTGCCTTTGGCATTGTCAAGATTGGTTTCAAAGGTGTGCCGTGCTTCATGCGGTGTCTTGTCTGCACCTATCTTTTCCATGACTTCACCCCAACACTTATAGTAATTTGCCTGACTGAACTTTTTGCCCTGATAAGTGAACAGGTACTTGTTCCCTTCATCAACCAGTGCTTTCACAAATGGTTTGATGCGGTCATGTATAGGAACAATACGACACTTTCCGGCAGCGGTCTTGATTCCACCTTCAAAGTACCAGTCCTTGATGTTTACCTGTTCAGTTTTCATTCCCAACAATTCCTGTAATCTGAACCCCGTATATATGTAGATCAGTACGGTATTGACCCAAGGATCATCTTTTATTTTCCACAGTGCATCAACCTGTTCAGGCGTGAACGGTTCACGGGTGGTATCAGGTATTGGTGGGGCGGTGGTAATTTGTGAATACATTTTATCTATCAGGTCAATTTCAAAAGCAAAACGGTCAAGGTGACCGAACAGATTCTTGATTGACCATTGTGTTGAATACCCACACCCGCAGTTGTCAATGCAGTCTTGCATCTGATAAGATTTCAATGATCGGTACTTCACACCGTAGTATTTTGAACAGTGCTTGAACGCTGAACGCAAAGACTGTTGATTTGATTTTCCTAACTTGGGTAACTTAATTTCAGACCAACGCTGATAGAGTACAACCAAGGTGACCTTTTCCCGGTCAATGTCCCAAGGGTTGTTGTTATATTCAGCCAATAGAATGTTGGCTTTTTCTTCTGTTTCAGCGTAACCGATAGGGGTTTGTTTTGCGTGTCCCTGTTCGTCATATATGGTGACCTTGGCAAGCCACGGGCGTGATCGGTTACCCTTCAACTTGGTCACGCATCCGTAACCGTTTGGGTTTCTTCTTCCCATGTATATCATTCCTTCCTGATTGAAATTTCAAGGAATGGATGATATAATTAGGATTGCATAGCCTATATCATCCTATTCCTTGGTATAGAGTTATAAGAACCCTGACCGCTGCAACGGTTGGGGTTCATTTTTGTTCAGTTATAATTCAATATGTGAAGGTGCTGCAACACCTTTATTCTGTAAATCAAGAAATTTTCCATATTCCATTGCCGTTCCCCAAAAGGCAAGCATACCTTTGTCATATTCCACAACCAAGTAATACTTCTTTGCACCTTTTAATTTTGATGTGTTTTTTGCCTGACCGTGATATTTTAACATGAACTTTTCTTCTTCCATTGCTGAAAATGACTTGATTCTGTTCATTGGAAGTGTAACCGTAGTTTCAGGCTTGATTCTTTTGATCTCAAATACATCACCTTTCACTTCAATTCTGCAAGGGTAATCAGTCGCAAACCCTTCAATTCCTTCATAATGTCCTACTGGTATTCCTGATTCTTTCTTTTTTCCAAACATTTTTACCTTCCTTTCATTCAGTAACCGTTGTAACGGTTGGTAACGGTTTAAGTATCTGTTATAAATGCAGTATTATCAATAGGGTAACGGTTAGTAACTGTTGATAATTGATTTTCTTTATATTTTGATTATGTAGTAATTCTAATGTAAAAAATAAAAAAGTAAAAATATAGAGTATAGAAAAACAACAGTTACCCGTTACCAACAGTTACCTTTTGGAAAAGTCAACCCATATTATGCCGTTTGACTTCCTGATGATTCTTTTTTGACAGAATATTTTTCATCATCCAGTAATGTGTTAATTCGTTCAATGACTTTAATTCTGTCAACTGCATCCAGTTTAATAAATGAAGAAATCACAAATTGGGTTTCTTCATCATAAACTTGTTTTACCAGTTCAACAGATTCAGACTGTTCTTGAATATTTGAACAATCCATTAGATCACAAACTGATACACCAAGTTTTTCTGCTATGATCTTTAACTTGGATGTGGGGACATCGTTAGTCCCTGATTCAATCTTTGAAATAGTTGACCGTGCGTTGTCCGTATTCCACCCGCAAAGGTTGGCAAGTGCTTCTTGAGAAAGTCCTTTATCGTCCCGGTATTTTTTGATGTTATTACCAAGAATTTTCAGAAAATCCTTCTTTCTGTCTACCACAAATGTCACCCCCTTTCTATATGTAATTTTACTATGTTAGGGACTGAAAATCAACTTTTTTTAAGTTTTTTATAAAAAATAGTTGACATTCAATCCACATAGGTTTATAGTATGAAATGTGGACGGACAATCCACAAGAAACAAAGCAAGTAGGAAGGACACGGGTGAAGCGATAGGGCTACACGCAAGTGACATGGTGGTCAGGCTGCCGGATAGCAGATAGAGCGTGTGAAGAATAAACATGACCCGTCAAAGTAGTTGAAGAAAACAGGAACGGTAGGGCAAGAAAGCACAGTGTACCGCACTATTTGAAGAAAGCGAACAGGCTGAACCAATCGGCACTTTACCCCTAAAACAAGAAACCGTTAAGTGGAAGAATCAACCGCACGAGATGACACAGCACTTTGTTTCACAGGTCAGGAAGTTCCCCGACTTCCTGACTATTTCAAAAAGAACTGTTGCAGCAGTTCCGGGGAAAAGAACCAAGGAATAGGATTTCAGTTCTTTCAAAAAATTGTCTATTGTATGTTGGTCAACAGGTTTTGGTGGTTTTAATGTGAAACCCCGGCGGTTTGAACAGCACCGTTCAAAAAGTTCAATGATGTGTAACAGGTTTTCAGATTTTAATGTGAAATCTGATAAAGGAAAGACACCCCTGATTGTACTAAGGTGTGCTGACAATAGACAACTTTTTGAAGGAACTGGGAAAGGAAACGGTATAAGGGTATGACAGTAAAAAGTATTCAGGAAGCATGGGATGAAGTAAATAAAATATTCCCGTATGATTATGAAAAAAATGAAACGGCTTCAAAAAATGCGGGTTATCCAATATATTACAGTACCACATCAGATCATCAGAATAATTGGATTTCAGACCTTGGCAATCGTCTTGAAGTCAATTTTGAAGATGGAAGGTCAGTCAATGTGTGGGTAAATAGTGAAGAGTATCATCATTTTGAAGTTACTGTAAGCGGGAAATCTCATAATTTTTCTTATGTGTGCAGCACAATATATGAAGCACTTGATGCAGTAGTTGATGCCGGAATAACATTCAATTTTGATGTAGATACAACTGAACTTATGCTGAAACTTGCTTCAATGGAAACTGATAAACTGATTTCATTTGAAACACACAGATTCGGTGTAAGAAGAAAGCCGGGTGAAGTGTGATGTCAGTTTTCAAGAAATATGATTACTGGTCTATTCTTGAAAGTTTAGATACTATGACAGAATATGACTATAATGGTAATGTGAATGACAGTATTTATTATGACTTTTATCAGGAACAGATTACAGAGTTATGTGTTATTGCAGCAGATATGTATAATGAATTGGATGGAATCAAGTCAAAATTATGGTATGAAATGCCTGAAAAGCATATTGAATTTTGTGATGAAGATACTTGCACACAAACCGCTATTGCTTGGTGGAATACCGCAGCTTGTATGTTGTCAGATATAGATATGGGAACACTTCTTGAAAATGAAAATATTTACGCTGCTAATGAAGAATATGAAAAAATGAAGCGTATCAGGGCATTAGAAAGGCTGACTAAAAAACAATATATTACATTGAATACTTTGGTCATAGGTTTTATTACAAGGTGGCTTGAATTAGTCAGTGCTTTTGATGTAATAAGTTCATGTATTCGTGAACTGGAATATCATCAATCAGCAGTGCAGAATAAGTCAGGTGTGAATCTACCTGATGCAGCCTATTTGTGAAAGAAGGTGGTTATGTGAAGAAAATAGTTGCAGCATGGATTGAACAGATTCTTGAATTTCCAACCAAACTTGAATACCTTGCGTACATAGAAAGCCTGAAAAAAGGCAAACCGCAGAAGTTCAAGGAAACATCATTTGAACAGTTGGAATCAGGAGTTGTTAGAATAACGATCAGGAAACAGTATAACAATAATGCGTTCCCTGATGATGAAAAGGAAGGTGAAAAATAAGATGATTAAAGGTAATTTATTAAGAGAAAAAATTGATGCTTGTGGTTTCAAATTGGTTTACGTTGCTAAACAGGTTGGGGTTTCTTATCAGGCGTTTTTGAAAAAACTCAACAATGAAACAGAGTTCAAAGCAAGTGAGGTAATGATCTTGAAAGAACTTCTTCATTTGACAGATGATGAAGTTATGGAGATTTTTTTTACCTAAAATGTGGATTGTCAGTCCACAATAAAGAAAGGATAGGTGATAAATTATGAAATTCAGCGAAAAGTTGAAACAGGCTATGCAGCAGTTAGGAATCAATCAGGCACAAGTTGTTGGATTGACCGGGAAAAGTAAGGGGTCAATCAGTATGTACCTGAATGACAAGACCACACCGTCAGAACAGGTTCAAAGTGATATTGCAGTATCACTTGGACTTAACCCTGACTATTTTGAACAGGAAGAAACCACGGTGACCTTCAAACCTTCCAAGTGTGAAGATGGCATCCCAACATTGACAGTACATGAAGTTGCTAAGTTGATGCACAAGCACACCAACACAATAGCACTTGGGTTACAACAGGGCGTTTTTCCTTGGGGGTATGCGATTCATACCAGTGAACACCGTTGGTCATATTTCATCAATGCAAAGCGTTTTGCAGAAATTGAAGGGGTGATCTAATGCCAAAGATTGAGTATAAAAGCATTAAGTTTCAGCAGAAAAGCCTTGAACTGATACGCCTTGTGAATCAGGTGGTTGAAGAATATCAGGCACAGGGATATGAACTGACACTTAGACAGGCATATTATCAGTTAGTTGCCCGTGGGTACATCCCCAACAATGAACGCAGTTATAAGAACATTGGAAATCTTATCAATGACGGTAGACTTGCCGGGTTGATTGACTGGCATAGCATCACAGACAGAACCCGCAACCTTAGAAGCAATAGTCACTGGGACAATCCGGCTGATGTGATCGCATCTGCAAGATACAGTTATCTGCTGAACAAGTGGGACGGTCAACCGAACTACGTTGAAGTGTGGGTTGAAAAGGATGCCTTAGTTGATATTGTGGGACAGGCTTGCAGACCACTTGACACACCATATTTTTCATGTAGGGGTTACACTTCACAGTCAGAAATGTGGTCAGCCGCACAGCGTTTCATTAGTCAAGATTACCGTGATAACAGGGTGATTATTCACTTAGGTGACCATACCCAAGCGGTATTGATATGACAAGGGATATTCAGGAACGCTTGCAGATGTTCGGTGCTGATGTGTATGTGAAGCGTGTAGCACTGACCATGAATCAGATTGGTACATATAACCCACCACCTAACCCGGCAAAGATCACTGACAGTAGAGCATCAAAGTATATTGATGAATACGGCAATGAATCTTGGGAACTGGATGCACTTGAACCACAGGTCATCACTGATCTGATAACCAATGAGGTCACAGCACTAAGAAATGATGAAATTTACCGTTCAGTATGTGATTCAGAAGAACGTGGAAAAGATGAACTTAAAATGATAGAACGCAACTATGACAAGGCTGTTGCATTTTTAGAAAGTGAGGAATAGGAAAATGGAAAATAACAATACCGTTCAGAATGTAGTGCATGGGTTCAAAGTGTTCAGACCTGATTGGACTTGTTCACCTAACGGCAACACTAAACAGTACACTTGCCCCGGAAAATTTGAGGAAGAAGGGGAACTTGATGTTTGCGGTCACGGTATGCACTTCTGTCAGACTGCTGCCGACTGCTTCAATTATTACAGTTTCAACAGTGAAAACAAGGTTGCAGAAGTCATTGCCTATGGTGAGGTAAGAACAGACGGTGACAAGTCATGTACTGACAAATTGGAGATCGTGCGTGAAATCCCGTGGGATGAAGTGTTGCGAATTGTCAATATTGGAAAGAATTGCACGGGTCGCTGCAACACCGGGGACTGGAACACCGGGGACTGGAACACCGGGGACTGGAACACCGGGAACAGGAACACCGGGGACTGGAACACCGGGGACTGGAACAAATCTTCTTTCAATACTGGTTGTTTTAATACAGAAGAACAGAAGATCATGCTGTTCAATAAACCGTCAGATATGACATATCGTGAATGGATAGATTCAGATGCAAGATATTTACTGAATCAGATACCAAAGGATGTTGTTGAATGGGTATATGAAGAAGATATGACTGATGAAGAAAAGGCAGCACATCCAACCTATGAAACAACAGGCGGTTATCTCAAAGTGCTTGATGAATCTGAATGTGGTCAGTTGTGGTGGGGCAGCCTGTCAGACCGTAGAAAGGAAATCATCAAGGCAATACCAAACTTTGATGCTGAAATATTCTTCCAGTGTACGGGTGTCAGGGTAGATGAATGATCTGCACCTTATGCCCCATCAGGAAGATGCACTGAACAGAACTGAACAGTTCAACCGTTGTGCTTATTATCTTGATATGGGACTGGGTAAGACCTTTGTGGGTGCTGAAAAAATGTATTTGCTGAACAATTCGGTGAATGTGGTCATCTGTCAGAAATCCAAGATAGATGACTGGGTTCAGCACTTCAAAGAATATTACCCAAGTGACCGTGTGATGAACCTGACCAAGAAAAGTGAAGCAATCAATTTCAGGACACTTGTTGATACCAAAGAATTATATAACAAGGATGTTCAGATTATAGGCGTTATCAACTATGAAACTGCTTTCCGGCGGGATTGGTTGCTGAAACTCAAAGGGTTCACACTGATGCTTGATGAAAGTTCACTGATAACCAATGAAACAGCACAACGGTCAAAGTTCATTCTGAAAATGCAGCCGGAAAGCGTGATTTTATTATCAGGAACACCAACAGCCGGAAAGTATGAAAGGTTGTGGTCACAGGTTCAGTTGCTTGGGTGGAACATTACAAAAAAGGCATTTTGGTCATCATACGTTCAGACTGAATGGGTTGAAAACGGTGATGGGTACAAGAATGAAGTGATAACCGGGTATAAGCACACGGGACACCTGAAAAAGAAACTTGCAGATCACGGCTGCATCTTTATGAAAACCGCTGATGTGATTGAACTGCCGGAACAGACTGAACAGAAGATATTCTTTAAGGCAACACAGGCGTACAAGTATTTTATCAAAAACAGTTACATCATGCTTGATACCCTGAATATGTGCAAGTTCAAAGATGATTCAGATTATTACGGCACGGATGTGACACCACGGGTTGAACTGGTCGGTGACAACAGCCTGACCAAGATGCTATATGCCCGGCAGTTGTGCGGGCAGTGGCACAAGGAAAAACTGGAAGGTTTGCGGGACTTGGTTGAATCAACAGAAGATAGGCTGATTATATTCTATAACTTTACCGCAGAACTTGAAGCAATGCAGAAAAAACTTGCTGATCTAAACAGACCCTATTCAGTTGTGAATGGGTCAAAGAAGGACTTGACCGCATACGATCAGGCAGATGATTCAATCACATTCATACAGTATCAAGCCGGGGCAATGGGTGGTAATTATCAGAAAGCAAACAAGATTATTTATTTCACCTTGCCACTTGGAAAAGGGTCATGTGATATGTGGGAACAGTCAAAAAAGCGTATTCACCGCATAGGACAAGCCAAACCGTGCTTTTACTATTACTTACTGGTGAAGGGTACGGTTGAAGAAAAGAACCTTGCAGCATTGAAGGAAGGAAAGGAACTGACAGATGAATTATTCAAAAATACTTAACTGGATATTTGGAATCATGGCATTTATCGGTGTATTCCTGATAATTGGTGCAGTCGGTGCATCTGACTATGCGGTTGAAATGGGAATATATGAACCACTTACCGCACACCTGAAAGAATATATCATTGGTGCGATTCTGATGATTCCCGGAATCATTTATTTGAAAATCACGGAAAGGGGTGATGAAACATGAACTATTCAAAGAACCTTAGAAAGTCCGCAATGGCAAAGCGGGTCTTGATCTTGCTTGGTGTTGCCTTTTGTGTTGGGTTAGCTGTTGGGGGTGTGTCTGTATATGCCCTGAAAACTCATATAACCGCCAAGGACAAAGAGAAATCAATAGAACGCACACTTGAACGGGATAATATAGAAACCCTTGTATATGGGGCGTATGATGACAGAACATTCACACAGGAAATTTCCCTTGACTGGGGTGCGGGTGATTTAGATTTTACACCGCTTGACTGCAAGATGCCGGAAGAACAACAGGAATTTACATATTACCTTTGTACCGGGTACAACATTGATTTTACCCTTGTTATGGCACTGATTCAGAATGAAAGCAGTTTTGATCCGGCGGTCATCAGCAAAACCAATGATTACGGTTATATGCAGATCAATCAGATCAATCATCAGTGGTTGACAGATACCCTTGGTGTTACGGATTTCACAGACCCGTATCAGAACATCAGGGCGGGTGTGTTCGTACTTAGAAAACTGTTTGAACGGTATCAAGATACCAACATGGTCTTGATGGCGTACAACATGGGTGAAGATGGTGCTGCCCGGTTATGGGAAAAGGGCATCTATTCAACCGACTATACAGAAAAAATATTGAACTATCAGACACAGTTCAATGAACAGTTGGAAGGGAGTGAATAAGAAGTGAGTGCATACCGTGAAGAAAAACCATTGACAGAAGATGACAGATTTACTTTTGAAGATTCACAGATTTTGAAAGAATTGCGTGAGTCTGACCGATTGACAGAAAGGGAAAAACTGGCAGTTCAGAGATTATACAGAACATATCAGTACATGGTGGATTGATGGCAGCAGAAAAGAATTTTGAAAATAAGGTCAAAGCGTTCCTGAAGGACACCGGGGCGTGGCTGCTGAAATACTGGGGCGGTGCTGCTTATACAAAAAGCGGTATTCCTGACCTGTTGGTTTGTTCAGACGGGTGTTTCCTTGGCATTGAAGTCAAAGCACCAAACGGTGAACCGTCACTATTGCAGTTGGTCAACCTCAAAAAAATCAGAGAATCAGGCGGGTATGGAATTTTGTTGTACCCCAAGGATTTTGAACAGTTCAAAATGTTCATTGCAAAAAAATCAGAACTTAACGCTTGGTATCTTTCCAACATTGAAGATCAGAAGCGTTGGGAAATAAAATTATCAAAATAAGGAGTGAAAGAGCATGGCAGCAAAAAAGAAAGCAGATGCAGCGGTTGAGAATACCGCAGAAGTAACACAGGAAACAACTGAACAGGTTCAGGACACAGTTGAACAGATGACAGAGGACAACAAGAAGGAACTTGACAACAAGAAGTTTGTGGTTGACCACTTACTTTCAACCAAGCGTGAAGGAATGGAAGATCTGATTGATTACATGGAACAGATCGGATTCTTTGAAGCACCTTGCAGTGGTGGAAATCACCTTGCTTGTCAGTTCGGTCTTGTTCATCACAGCAGAAATGTAATGATGGCAGCAGAAAACATTGGCTATGCACTTCTTGGCAAGGTCAAGTATGAAGAAATCCGTGATTCAGTCATCATTGCAGCAGCATTACATGATCTTGGTAAGTGTGGGGACTTTGGCAAGCAGATGTATGTGCCTAACATCCTGAAATCAGGTAAGGCATCAGAAGCTAAACCGTTTAAGCGTAACCCGGCACTTCTTCCACTTGACCACGCAACCCGCAGCATCAAGTTAGCAACCCTTTTCATTGACCTGACGGAAGAAGAAGAATTTGCTATCAGATACCATGATGGTCTGTATGAATCAGCAAACTATGGTGTCAAAGGCAACGAAACAGCACTGTACTTGATTCTGCATTATGCTGATTTATGGTCAAGCCGTATCACAGAAGGTAGCACTGATGAAAGTGGTGATGAATAATGGAAGATATTTCAAAGGCAATAGAACTTGCGGTTACAGCCTTCAAAGAAAAATTTGGTGAAGATGCCAAACTTGAAGAAGGTGATGAAGTTGTCTTTCAGTTGAATAATTGTGTGTTAATTATCAGCATTGAAGATAACACAATGAAGCAGAAATTCATTGGCGGTCAACCTATTAAGATTGACCATACTTTGAAAATTTATGAAAGTGAGGAATAAAACAATGGTAAATGAAAGACAGGGAAAGGTTTATAATCCCCGCCCGGTATATAACAGAAAGTTATTACGTTCAGTGATTCGTGCGGGAGTTCAGAAACAGTTTGGTCAGCATCATGTTTCTGCTAATATGGCGGGAAACTTTGAAAAAATCAGAAAGGAACAGGTGAAATAATATGGCACAGATGCTTTTGATTATGGGTGAATCAGGTACAGGAAAAAGTACCAGTATGAGAAATTGCGATCCGGCAACAACTGCCGTTGTGAACCCGGTTGGTAAGCCGTTACCGTTCAAGGGTAAATTCACAATGCTGAACAGTGAGGTTGAATCCCGCAAAATCTGCAAGTTTATGAAGGAACAGGCAGCAGCCGGGAAGAAGTTATTGGTGGTTGATGACTTCCAGTATATTCTTTCAGTCCCTTACATGAACCGTATCAAAGAAAACGGTTGGGACAAGTGGAATGATTTTGGTGCAAACTACTTTGAAATCATTGAGGTATGCAAGGAACTTCCTGATGATGTGGTTGTTGCTTATATGACCCACACAGAAACCCTTGAAAATGGTGTTACTACTATTAAGCTGATCGGAAAGTTACTTCGTGAGAAGATCACCATTGAAGGACTTTTCACCATTGTACTTAGAACAGGTGTGAATGAAGGAAAATATTACTTCTACACACAGAATAGTGGTAAGGACACCGTGAAGTCACCTATGGGAATGTTCCCGGCATACGCCATTGACAATGACCTGAATTATGTAGCTGATAAAATCCGCAACTTCTATGAAGTCGGTGAGTATAAGACAGATGCAGAAATGGGTCAGGCTGATGCACAGGCTGCATCCGATCTTGAAAAGCCGGATGCAAACGGTAGACGGGCAAGGGGTGGAAAAAAGACCACAGCCACAGCAACACCGCCTACTACAACAGAAGATGCAGCACCAAAGACAGGCAGAACCGCCCGCAAGACACATGATGAAGTGGTGGCTGAAAATAATCAGAAAATGGCTGATTATATGGCAGAGCGTGACAAGGCTATTGATGCGGTTGCTGATGGGCGTGAAGAAATCCCGTTTGATGAAGCGTGTGCAGCAGCGGATTCTGTACCGCAGCCGGAACTTGAAACACCGCCAAGAAGAACCCGCAAGGAAAGAAAGTCTGCTGAACAGTCTGAACCTGTTCAGGACGGTACAACAAATACTGATTCTGAATCTGTCACACTGGATGCAGACACATACTTCTATGTTCCGGCTGATGATAACTATGTGATGAAGCACAAGGGTGACACGGTTGACCTGATTGTTGACGGTGTTGAGGTTATGAAGGTCATTAGCAAGGAAGAATTTGGTGAAGGTGTGAAGCGTTTAGCACAGGCAGACAACCCTAAGCCGGAAAATCCTATTGATGGGGCAATGAACCCGCCGGAGAAGGGTAGACGAACAAGAAGAAGTGCGGCACAGGCACAGCCTGATAATGCAGATACAACAGCGGATGAAACCCCGACAGTAGATGAACAGCCGACTGGCAGAACCCGCAGAGTAAGAAAAACACGCTAAGAAAGTGAGGTAAAAGAACATGAACAATCCTTTTGGTTTACCTGATGAACTGTTTGGTGCAATCCTTGCATCAGCAATTACAGAAGGAATGAACACGGCAAGCAACCGTTCAATGAAGAACCCGCACCCGGTAGCACCTAAACAGGATGTACCGCCGGAAGATGGTGCAACTGCTGCAAAGAAAATCTATGATTCCTATGTAAAAGCCGGGTTCAATGAGATTCAGGCGTTTGAGTTGTTAAAGTTAGTATTAAGCAAATAAGAAAGGTTAAAAGGTGAAAAATTATGGCTATTGATTTCAGTGCATTTGATGAAAAGGTTGATTTACAGGAATTACAGAATGAGGTGCAGAACGCACCTGACAATGATTTTGCTGATGTGCCGGATGGTACATATATCATTAGTATTGAGAAGATGGAAATTAAGTTGACCAAGGCACAGGATAAGTTGATGTTTGCAGTTCAGGCAAAGATCAAGGAAGGTGAACAGGCAAACCGCATGATCTTCTTCAACCGTGTTATTTCCGGCAACAGTTCCGCAAAGTGGACGGACGGACAGGCAATCAAGTCTGTATGCACTTGGGTGAACAAGCTGATTGCAGAAGATGACACACCTGTTGAGTTCGTAAACTATGCAGATTTTGCAGATCAGATTCTTGATGTGTTCCAGTCTATTCAGGGTGCGATTGAAGTTGAGGTTGATTATAAGGCAGATGCTTTCAACCCTATCACAATCAAGGAAGTTTTTGACTGTTAAAAAATTTTGCTTGCGTGTGGATTGATAATCCACAATAATGTTATCAGGCGGTGGCGGGGTCACACCTTCCACCGCTATTTTCAGAAAGGGTGAATGTAGTGATATTTTATGACTTTGAGGTTTTCAAGGAAGATTGGCTTGCCGTTTTCATTGATGTGACCAAGAAAAAAGAATATGTGATAATCAATAACCCTGATGAATTAAAAGCCTTATATGAAGCTAATAGCAAGGATATATGGGTAGGTTATAACAACCGCCACTATGACCAGTACATTATGAAAGGTATTCTGTTGGGAATGAATCCCAAAAGAATCAATGACTGGATAATTGTTGAAAAAAAGGAAGGGTGGCAATTTTCATCAGCGTTCAACAAAGTTCCAATGATTAACTATGATGTTATGCCGAACCCCCCGGTTGGTTTGAAAACACTGGAAGGTTTTCTTGGCAGCAATATCAAGGAAACGGATGTTGATTTTAGAATAAACAGGAAATTGACCAAGGAAGAAATTGAAATGACGGTTTTTTACTGTCGGCATGATGTGGAAGAAACCATCAAAGTATTCCTTGAAAAAATAGATGAATTTAATGCAATGCACGGTATCATTCAGGCTTTCCCGGACATTGTGAACCTGTCTGATATAGGGGACAGTGAAGCAAGAATCACCGCAAAGGTGCTTGGGTGTTCCCGCAGATCATTTGAAGATGAATTTGATTTCTACTTCTTGCCGTGCTTGCAACTGAAAAAATATAAATATGTTCAGGACTGGTTTGAACAGAAAAGACAGGAAGCCTTGTCAATGGACTTGGCACACATGGATAAATACTCAAAACGTACATGGTACAAAGAACAGGGTCTTGAAACCGTGGTTGCGGGTATTCCTCATTCATTCGGTTTTGGCGGTGTTCATGGGGCAACAGCCACACCAATTCATAAGACCGGGCAACTGCTGCACGTTGATGTAAACAATTACTACCCGTCAATGCTGATTGCTTGGGGACTGGTTACAAGGGCAGCAACCAATGACAATTACCCGTTGGTGTATAACACACGAAAAGCCATGAAGGAAAAACAGATTGCTGCAAAAAACGCCGGAAACAAGAAAGAAGTCAAGCGGTGGAAGAAAGCACAGTTGCCATATAAGAAGATGCTGAACGCCTTGTCAGGTGCAATGAAGGACGAAACCAATGCAGCGTATGACCCAAGAAATAATAACTGTATGTGTATCAATGGTCAGTTGATGTTGCTTGACCTGATTGAACACCTTGAAGTTGTACCGGGATTTGAACTGATTCAGTCCAACACGGACGGTCTTATTATTTGGATTCCTGACACAGATGAAGCCTTTGAAATGGTGGATGATATTTGTTGGGAGTGGGAACAGCGTTGTTCCACAGATCAGTGTTCAATTCTTCTTGAACTGGATAACATCAGTGAAATCTATCAGAAGGATGTGAACAATTACCTTTGGGTTGGTATTGACGGTGGGGTTGAAAGAATCGGTGCTTATGTGAAGGAACTTTCAGCGGTTGACAATGATCTGCCAATCCTGAATAAAGCACTGGTTGACTACATGGTCAAGAAAACCCCGGTTGAACAGACCATCAATCAGTGTGATGACCTGATTATGTTTCAGAAGATTGTCAAGTTATCAGACAAGTATGATTGGGTAGAACATGAGCATTGCACCCCGCTTGTCAGTCATATAGGCAAAAGAACAATCAAGACGGTATATGAATACCCTGACAAGGACAAATACACATATAAGTCATACAGGGTGTTTGCATCTAACGATCAGAAGGACGGAAGATTGCTGAAACGTAAACAGGTGAAAGCAAAGGGTGAAAAATTTGGTAATACACCTGACCACTGTTTCATTTTCAATGATTCAGTTGTTGGGGTAAAAACACCGCCTGAACTTGATAGGCAGTGGTACATAGATTTAGCAAAGAAACGCTTGAAACAATTTGGTGTTGTAGCGTAACACCGGGAAGGAAGGTTTTTATGGATTTAGAAATCAGATATGAAAATGGTTCAATGACTGTTCATCTTGAAGAATTTTTGAATATCCGCAGCATTACCAAAGTCAGGAAACTGCTGAAACTTATCAGAAGCAGTTTCAATCCGGAATGTGAACAGCAGATTAAAGAATTTGTTCAGGAACAGACTGAACAGTTTGAACAGGTTCAGAAGGAACACAGTATTTACATTGAAGGGTACACGCAAAAGGTCAAGTATGCAGAACAGCAGATCAGGCAGACAAAGCACTGTATTTCACAGATTCAGACGGGTGTTAAAAATTCGCAGCTTCTCCGGGATTCACACAGGAAGAACACAAAAGTTTGGAAGGATCGCAATGCTGATGTAAAAAAGTACAGGGAACGCCTGAAAGAACCAAGAAACACATTGAAGGAACAGAAGAAAGAACTGAAAGAGTTGAAATTTTTGTTGCGATCAAGGCAGCAGTCTTTTGACCGTAACATCAGGAATAAGGATTTTTATAAAAAGGTGTTAGAAAACATCACATAAGGTAGGTGATAAAAGATGCTTTACAAAGGTTATGTTGAAACCAAAGGCAAGGCAAGCATTGAAAAACTGAAAAACAGAACCACATGGAAAACCTATGATGAAGTGAAAAACCTGAACGGGTTCGGCGGGGTTTTGGCTGATGACACCATCCTTATTGACATTGATGATTCTGACCAATCTGAAATTCTGATGAACATTGTGGAAGAACTGCAACTTGACTGTAAAGTCCTTTGTACCAGTAGGGGAAAACACTTTCTTTTCAAGAATCATACTATTGCAAGGAACAGGACACACGTTCAGTTGGCGGTTGGTCTTACTGCTGATATAAAAGTCGGCAGTAAGTTATCCTATGAGGTTATCAAGATTGACGGTGAAGAAAGGTTTTGTGAATGGGACATTGAAAAAGGTGGAAAGTATCAGGAAGTTCCCAAGTGGTTGTTCCCGGTCAAGGCAACCGCAGACTTTGTTGATATGGATGCCGGGGACGGAAGGAATCAGGCACTTTTCAATTACATCCTGACCCTGACTGCAAATGATTTCACGGTTGAAGAAACCCGTGAGTGCATCCGCATCCTGAACAAGTTTGTTCTGAAACAACCGCTGTCAGATGATGAACTGGAAGTGATCTTGCGTGATGATGCTTTTCAAAAACCTGTTTTTTTCCTTGGTAGCACATTCCTGTTTGACAAGTTTGCAGTGTTTATGAAGAACACGGCACACGTCATCAAAATCAACGGGCAGTTGCATATATACAAAGATGGTGTGTATTTCAATGGGTATAAAGAAATTGAATCAAACATGATTCAGCACATCCCCAACCTGAAAAAGATGCAACGCCGGGAAGTTCTTGATTACATGGAATTGATCGTTGATGAAAAAGAACAGTCAGATGCAAACCTGATTGCTTTCAACAACGGTGTATATGACCTTGTGACCGGGGAACTGAAACCATTCAGCACGGACATTGTTATTACCAACAAGATCCCTTGGGACTACAAGCCGGATGCCTATTCTGAACTGGCAGACAGTACATTGAACAAGTTGGCGTGTGGTGATGCAGCAATCAGGGCGTTGTTGGAAGAATGTATTGGTTACTGCTTTTACAGAAGAAATGAGTTAGGCAAGGCGTTCATCCTGACAGGTGACAAGTCCAACGGTAAAAGTACATTTTTGGATTGTGTCAAAGCAATCCTTGGTGATCGGAATATTTCAGCACTTGACCTGAAAGAACTGGGGGACAGATTCAATACTTCAATGATGTTCGGCAAACTGGCAAACATTGGTGATGATATTGGTGATGATTTCCTTCAAGGTTCACAGGTCAGCGTGTTCAAGAAAATAGTAACAGGTAACCGCATCAAGGCAGAACGCAAAGGACAAGACCCGTTTGAGTTCAACCCGTTCATCAAACTGTTATTCAGTGCCAATGATATTCCCCGTATGAAGGACAAGACTGGGGCGGTACTTAGGCGTTTGGTTATCATCCCATTCAATGCCACATTCAGCAAGGACGCACCTGATTATAAACCGTTTATTAAATATGAACTGACACAGCAAGAACCCATTGAATACTTCATCAGGCTTGGCGTGGAAGGACTGAAAAGAATTATCATCAATGACGGATTCACCAAGTCAGACAAGGTTCAGAACCAGTTGACAGAGTATGAAGAAGAAAACAACCCTATCCTTGCATTTATCAATGACACCGGGGTTGACATGATAGAAAATGAACCAACCGCTGATGTGTATAAGCGGTATCAGGTTTTTTGTGCAGACAATGCAATGCAGCCAATGTCAAATATTGTATTCAGTAAGCAGATCAATAAAAGGCTTGGGTTCAGAGTAATTCAGAAAAAAGTGAACAATAAAAATTGTAAGATATTTGTTTCATAGCAGAAAGGCAGGTGATTGAATGTGTCAGAAAAACTGCAAATATTGGAACTTTTTGGTGGCATAGGGTCACCAAGGGTTGCCCTTAGAAACATAGGTGTTTCAGTAAAATCTATTGATTATGTGGAAATTGATGAAAAGGCTGTCAGGTCATACAATGCAATGTTTGAACAAGAATCAGCATATACACCGCAGACAGTAGTAGGGTGGAATCTTCAACCTGATATTCTAATTCACGGGTCACCATGTCAGGATTTCAGCATTGCGGGACATCAGGGAAAAGCAACGGCAGCAGACGGAAGAATAAACAAAGGAAAAGGTGCTGATGAAGGTTCAGGGACAAGATCATCCCTGATGTGGGAAACGGTACATATTATTGAACAGATGGGTGAGTGGAAACCAACTGTTGTGATATGGGAAAACGTAAAAAATGTTTTATCAAAGCACATGGTTCACAACTTCAACCGTTACCTGTCATATATGGAAAAGTTGGGTTATTCCAATAATTACAAAGTGTTAGACTGCCGTGATTATGGAATACCACAGGCACGGGAACGGTGTTTCACAGTATCAATTCTTGGTGACAATGCTTTTGATTTTGAACTGATGGAAAAAAGACCCATGAAGAACATTTCAAATTTTCTTGAATACGGTGATGTTCCTGATTGCTACTTGGTGACACAGCCAAGTGTTTATTCAGTAATTGGTAAGAAAGGAATCAGAAGGGCAACCATAATCAAAGATTATGTAAATACTATTACCACAAGACAGGATAGGACACCCGCACAGGTCATTGATCTTGGTGGTGGAAAATACAGATATTTGACAGAACTGGAATGTTGGCGGTTGATGGGGTATTCGGATGATGATTTTTATGCAGCAGAAGCAACTTGCAGAGTTGAACCGGGAAAAATGAACAGAACCTTATATCATCAGGCGGGTAATTCCATACCTGTACCGATATTTGAAAGTATGTTCAGTGCAATGCTGAACAGTGGGATTATAAGAAAGGAAGGTATCAATTAGTGAAAGGTGGAAGAAATACAGAAGGTTATGCAGACCCAACGGCAACTATTGCGGTTGGTAGAGTTGCAAAGGAAGAACGTGAACAGATTGAATGTGAAGCAGCAGACAAACGTGCCTATGATCTGATTAAGGTTTTGAAGTACATCATCAAAGGTGCGGGGTTTGAACTGACTGAACGTGTTCAGGTAAAAGATACCAAGACGGGAAGGGTTTACAGATGAATGAAATATTTACAGATACATTTGATAGGTGGACATGGTTTCCACAAATGAAACCTTGGGAACTGGAAGTAATGAGTTCCAACAAAAAGGTTCAGAGAATGAAAGACAGGCAAGATAGAAAGGTGAGGTTAAGAAATTATGGAAAATAAGATTTTGGAATTATTGGAACGAAAGGGCAGTGTATCAATGAATGATGATATTTTCCCATTGGTGGAAAAAGAATTTGAAGGTCAGGTGATTGGTACAGAACTTTATGAACTTGCACACCAATACATATCACAGTTGTTGTATGGGGTGCATACTGCCGGGATTGCCGTGATTGCAGTTCCTAAGTTTGCAGCGGGTCAGCAGTTTGGTCAGATGGTTGTTGCTGATGTGATTTATACAAAGGTGAATGATACACCGTATGATTTTATGCAGTAGTTGCGGTTGGTAACTGTTGGTAACGGTTCACGGTAACTGTTGAAAGTCTTTATTTATGCGGTTTGTAACGGTAGTAACGGTTAAATGTAATTTTCTTATTATTTTTATATAAGTATTTTTTATGTATTTATAAAAAGTAAAAATATAGAGTATAAGGGTTTAACCGTTACCGTTACCAACCGTTACCGTCAGTATTTACAAGGCTTTCAAGGTATTTTTTGCCAATTTTCAACCGTTACCCAACCGATACCAAGGAAAGGATAGGTGAAAGTGATGAATAATAAGAAATTGACTGCACGGCGGTACTTAGAGCAGATACAGGAATTTGATATTTATATCAATCAGGACTTAGAACGCCTTGAAGAAATGAAAGTCAATGCTTGCAGTACAGGGGCAATAGATTATTCCAAGGATAGAGTGCAGACAAGTCCGTCAGGTGATACACTTTGCAAACAGGTAACAAATTATGTTGCTTTCAATGATAAAATCAATGCAGAAATTGACAGTTTTGCAGATGCTAAAGAACAGATCATCAAAGAAATCAGAGGTTTGCGTGATAAAAATTATGTTCAGGTGTTGTATAAAGTGTATGTTCAGTACAAGACAGTGAAACAGGCATCAAAGGAAATGAAAAAGTGCTATAATTACACGGTTGAACTGCATAACAAGGCACTTGCAGCGTTTGAAAAAACTTATCAAAACTTACATTATTTGATGTAATCGGTTATAATCTGACGATTGACAAACGGGTACAAGATAATTATGATAAACTTGCAAAAACTGGGTTGCAGATAATTCTTATGAATTATCTGCAATTTATTTTTTACTGCCGATATTTGCACCCTGAAATGTAATGTTTCAGGGATTTTTTATTGCAAAAATACATGAAAGGGGTGTTGTTTGATGGCAAAAACGGCAAAATTAACTGAAAAACAGCAGCGTTTTGTTGAAGAATACCTGATTGACCTGAACGCAACACAAGCAGCCATTCGTGCGGGTTATTCGGCAAAAACAGCAGATCAGCAAGGTTCAAGGATGTTGGCAAATGTCAAGGTTCAACAGGCAATTAGTGTTGCAATGGCAGAACGCAGCAAAAGAACAGGAATCAATCAGGACAGGGTTGTTTTAGAACTTGCCCGCATTGCTTTTGTGAAGATGACAGACCTTGTTGATAGTCACGGAAGAATCAAAGACAATGCAACTGATGATGACCTTGCCTGTATTGAATCCGTGAAATATAAACAGTCTGAATCAGAAACCGGGTCAAGCGTTGAAAGGGAAGTGAAGATTTCACCAAAGCTGAAAGCACTTGAATTACTTGGTAAGCATTTGGGTATGTGGAATGACAAGATTGATGTGAATATCACACAGCCTATTGTTATCACTGGTGAAGATGCCCTTGAAGATTAGGCGGTGATCGTCTATGGTCAAGAACAGAATATCTTCACAATATGTTTTTGGGTATCAGAAGTTTATCCTGTACCCGGAAGATTACAAGGCTACAAAGTCCGGCAAGAAGAAAGTGCTGCTGCCTGAACTGGTTGGTAAGGGTTACGGTACTTTTTGGCGTTGGAAAGGTAGATATAGGGTATGCAAGGGCAGTCGTGCATCCAAGAAATCAAAAACAACTGCCCTTTGGTACATCACCAATATGATGAAGTACCCACAGGCAAATACCCTTGTGGTCAGAAAGACTTTCAGAACCCTGAAAGATTCCTGTTTCACAGAATTGAAGTGGGCGATTCACCGCCTTGGCGTTGATGCCTTTTGGGAAATCAAAGAATCACCACTTGAAATGACCTATAAACCGACAGGTCAAAAGATTTATTTCAGGGGACTGGATGACCCCCTGAAAGTAACATCAATAACCGTTGATATTGGCTGTTTGTGTTGGATGTGGATTGAAGAAGCGTATGAAATCAGTTCAGAAGATGATTTCAATATGCTTGATGAATCAATCCGTGGTGCTGTTCCTGATGGTTCAGGACTGTTCAAGCAAATAACCCTTACACTGAACCCGTGGAATGAACACCACTGGATAAAGAAGCGGTTTTTTGATACCCCTGATGATGAAACCCTTGCAATGACCACCAATTACAAGTGCAATGAATGGTTGGATAAGGCAGACTTGAAAGTCTTTGAAACCATGAAGAAGCAGAACCCAAGGCGTTACAAAGTGGCGGGTCTTGGTGATTGGGGTATTGTAGACGGTCTTGTCTATGAAAATTGGGAAGAAAAGGCATTCAGTGTTGATGAAGTCAAGAAGATTGCCGGGGTCAAGTCTGTATTCGGTCTTGACTTTGGTTATACAAATGACCCGTCAGCACTGTTTTGTGGTCTGATAGATCAGTCAAGCAAGACCATTTGGGTCTTTGATGAAATGTATCAGCCGGGCATGAGTAATGAAGCCATTGCCGAACAGGTTCAGCGGATGGGATATGTGAAAGAGAAGATCACAGCCGATTCAGCAGAACCAAAGAGCATTGACCGCTTGCGTGAACTGGGTCTGAAAGGAATCAGGAAAGCAAGGAAGGGCAAGGACAGCATCAACAACGGCATTGACTTCATACAGGACTATCATATTATCATTCATCCCCGTTGCGTGAATTTCATCACAGAGATCAGCAACTATCAGTGGGATAAGGATGCCAAGACGGGCAAGAAACTGAACCGCCCTATTGATGATTTCAACCACCTGATGGATGCAATGCGTTATGCGATTGAACAGATGGCAAAAGGTGATGCCTTTAGTTTTGATTAAGCAATTACCGGGTAGAATACACGGTGTCAGCAGCCGTTTCTTTTTGGACGGTAGGAAAAGGTTGTCAAATGCTTACTCCGGGGCGGTTGCAATCGGTGACCGCCTATGACACCTGTATAACTACTTTTTGAGATATTAGAAACAAATTAGTAACACATACCCTTGGAAACATAGTGTTTTCAGGGGTTTTGATTTTATTATGCAATGAAAGGGGTGAATTGAACCGTGTTCAGTTCCTTTGTGGATGCAATCACATTAAAACTTAGTAATTTCATATTGCAAGGGGCAAAGGCACACATGACCGACTTGGAATTTCTTGAAAAGGAAATTACAGCATGGAAGTGTTCACCCCGTAGAATGATGCAGATAAAAGGATTTTTGTACTATGACGGTGACCATGATGTAATTCACCGCAAGCGTACAATGATCGGTGAAGGTGGGGAACTTGAAGTTGTTGAGAACCTACCAAACAACAGAATTGTTGATAACCAGTATGCAAAGATGGTCAATCAGAAAGCCAATTATCTGTTTGGTAAGCCGTTCACACTAAGCAGTGAAAACACTGCATACATTGAACTGCTGAAAAAGATATTTGACAAGAAGTTCATGCGAACATTGAAAAGTGCGGGCAAAGCTGCATATAACGGCGGTATTGCTTGGCTATATCCATACTACAATGAACGGGGTGAATTTGCTTTCAGGCTTTTCCCCGCTTATGAGATTTTGCCATTTTGGAAAGATTCTGAACATACTGAACTTGATTTCTTCATCCGGCATTATGTGACGGTTGCCTATGACGGCAATCAAAGGAAGTTCATTGAAAAGGTTGAATTGTATGATCTGAATGGTGTTCACCTGTTCATTCTTGATGGCGGGAAACTGATTCCTGACATTGTGAACAATGAAACCGCAGACTTCCCACACGTTACAATGACGGATGCTGCCGGAAATGTTCAAGTGTTCAACTGGCAGCGTGTTCCCCTGATTCCATTGAAAGCCAATGAACAGGAAACACCGCTGATTAAGAAAGTCAAGTCATTACAGGATGGCATCAATGTGATGCTGTCTGACTTTGAAAATAATATGCAAGAAGATGCCAGGAACACCATTTTGGTATTGAAGAACTATGACGGTACTAATTTAGGTGAGTTTAGGAAGAACCTTGCAACCTATGGTGCAGTAAAGGTCAGATATGACGGTGACACCAAGGGCGGGGTTGAAACCCTTGAAATCACAGTCAATGCAGAGAATTACAAGACCATTGTGGAAATCTTCAAGAAAGCCTTGATTGAGAACGCAATGGGTTATGATGCCAAGGATGACAGACTTTCCGGCAATCCTAATCAGATGAACATTCAGTCAATGTACTCTGACATTGATACAGATGCCAATGATACGGAATCAGAAGCACAGGCAACAATGGATGATGTACTTTGGTTTGTCAACTGCCACCTTGCCAATACGGGACAGGGTGATTTTGAAGGTGAAGAAGATGGGGTTGATGTGGTATTCAACCGTGATATGCTGATGAATGAATCAGATATTATTGATAACTGTCAGAAGTCACAGGGAATCATTTCTGATGAAACAATCATCAGTATGCACCCTTGGGTAGATGACCCGCAACTTGAAATGGAACGCCTGAAAAAGCAGAAGGAAGAAGCACAGAAAGAAATGCTTGCACAGTATGACCCATTTGGTACACAGAACCAAAACGGTGACGGTGCAGATGATGACCCTGACAATAAAGGTGACCCGTCACAGGGAAGTCAGGGCGGTGAAGTAGATGAATAACGGTGAATACTGGCAGAAGCGTTTTGAACTGCTTGAACAGGCAGCACACCAACAGGGGGTTCAGTGTTATGCGGATATTGAAAAACAGTACCGACAGGCACAGAAGCAACTTGAAGGTCAGATTGCTGCATGGTATCAGCGTTTTGCATCTAACAATGGGGTGACCCTTGCAGAAGCAAAGCGGATGTTGAACGCAAAGGAACTTGCTGAACTGAAATGGGATGTGAACCAGTACATTCAGTACGGTCAGGAAAATGCGATCAACGGTACTTGGGTCAAGCAGCTTGAAAACGCATCTGCAAGATTCCATATCAGCAGACTTGAAGCCTTGAAGTTGCAGACCCAACAGAGCATTGAAGTCATGTTTGGAAACCAACTTGACAGCATTGACAGTACAATGCGGAATGTTTACAAGTCCGGCTATTATCACACAGCCTATGAAATTCAGAAGGGTGTGGGTGTTGGTTGGGACTTTTCCGCACTAGATGACAAGCAGATCAGTAAGGTCATAAATAAGCCTTGGGCGGTTGACGGCAAGAATTTCAGTGAAAGGATATGGGGCAACCGTCAGAAGTTGGTCAATGAACTGAACAACACCCTGACACAGAACATCATCTTGGGAAAAGACCCACAGAAAGCCATTGATGAAATTGCCCGGAAGATGAACACTTCCAAAACCAACGCCGGGCGGTTGGTGATGACAGAAGAAGCCTTTTTCAGTTCCGCAGCACAAAAGGACTGCTTCACTGAACTGGATGTTGAACAGTTTGAAATTGTGGCAACACTGGATTCCCATACTTCGGATATATGCCGGGGTATGGATGGCAAGCACTTCCCTATGTCTGAATGGAAGGTTGGTGTGACTGCACCGCCGTTTCATGTTCATTGCCGTTCAACCACAGTACCATATTTTGATGATGAATTTGATGCTGTTGGTGAACGTGCTGCACGGGATGAAGAAACAGGCAAGACCTACTTTGTACCGGGCAATATGACCTATAAGGAATGGGAAAAGGCATTTGTCAATGGTGATAAGTCAGGCTTGCAAGCAGTCAACAGTGATGATACAATCAAAGAAAAAGAACCAAGTGAAGCATTTCAACAGATTCAGAAAGCGTGTGAAGCGGACAAGGTTGAACACAGACCTGTTCAGAAACTTTCACAGCCGTTGTCATCTGATGAAATCATTGAAAGGCTTGCGGGTGGAGATATGACCAAGGGTTCATGTTCTTCACTGGCTTTTGCATACATTGGAAACAGGAACGGACTTGATGTTCTTGATTTCAGGGGTGGCAGTAGTCAGTATGTATTTTCTATGAACAGTAACATTAAGAAAATACTGGAATTACCGGGTGTGAATGGTTCAATCACAATGGTCAAGAAAGAGATTTCAGGAACAATGGAAGTCCTGAATAACCTTGTCTTGAATAAAGAATACTATCTTGCAACTGGTAAACACGCAGCCATTGTTAGACGGGTTGACAGCGGTGTTGAATACTTGGAACTTCAATCAAAATTTCAGAACGGGTGGATGCCATTTGACCGTTATGGTTCAATGGCTGCAACACTGAATAAGCGTTTTGGATGTAGGAAAACAGTTGATAAGCAATTCGGCAAGGTTTGGGAAAAATCGGTTGTTCTTATGGATGTTGAATCATTCAATGAAAATACTGAATTTGAACAAATTCTTGGGTATATAAATACCGCAGTAGAAAGTCAGAAGAAAGGGGTGACGGGTGATGTCAAGTAACTGGTACAAAAACAATGAAACAGATCAGATTTGGTGGAAAGATACACCTGATTCAGTCGGTGAATGGCTGTTCAGTTTTGACAAAAAGCAAGTGTTCAATATGTTTGCTGATTATCCGCACAACCTAACACCTGAACAGAAAAAAATATTTGATGAAGAAAATCCTGAATGGTGTGAGTTCTTCAAAGATAGAGTATAGAAAGCACGGTCAAATAACCGTGCTTTTTTCATACCTTAACAAGTTATCAATAGACCTGTAATAATTGCTATATGGCTGTTATATGAGGTCAGAAAGGGGGATAAAAGGCACATGAAAACATACACAATGAGAAAGGCATGGTGATCCTGATTATCTCCCGGCTACTGGGTCAAGTAGCACATAGAAAAGGCATCCGGCAACGGGTGTCTTTTTTCTTGCGGGTTGTCAAGCGTAAACCGAACAAAACCAATCAATCATGTGGGAGTAACCCCGTATAAAAACGTATTTGAAAGGATGGTATAGAAATGACAAGAAAACAGTTAGAGGATTTAGGACTTACCAAGGAACAGGCTGATTCAGTAATGAAAATCAATGGTGATGACATTGAGAACGCAAAGGGTACTGCTTCAACAGAGATCAAGAACTTGCAGACAGAGGTTGAAGGACTGAAAACACAGGTTGGTGACCGTGACAAGCAGTTAGAAACCCTGAAAGCATCTGCCGGTGACAACGCTGATCTGAAAAAGCAGATTGAGGACTTACAGACTGAAAATGCCACTGCCAAGGCAACCCATGAATCTGAACTGAACCAGTTGAAAATCTAGTAAAAAACTTTAGATGAAACAATAAGTTGATTAGTTTTTTTGGGGTAAAAAGATTGCCACAAAATATAGAGAGTTT